TGTATAGGATCTTGTATTGGCCGTTTATCTCTGCCAATCTTTCTTCGAGTCTTTCTTTGGGTGTGAAGCTGCAAAAGAGCCTATTCATTAATGAGTCTTGCGTTAACGTGATCGTTGTCATAACCTGATTGTTTTTATAAATATCGGGTTTTAGTCGAAAAAATAGTCTTTTGAGTGCTTGTGTTTTACCCTGAATCCGTCTTCTTCGAGTATCTGCTTGACTCTGATGAGGAACTCCTTGCCTTCCTGTACCGAGTAGTCAAACAGGAAGGCGTCGTAGGTTATCAGCACCAGCTGGCTTGTCTTTCCTGACATGTACTCCCTAAGCCTCTCTATCTTCTGTACATTGTTTTTGGTCTCTAGATTCTGCACCCAATAGTTAAATAGCTTGAGCTTGTTCATCTCTGGATTCTTTCTGAGCAATGTCCCTGTTGGAAGTATCAATGAACCGTCTCTCTTGTACCTCTTCCAGATCTCGTCTATGAAGTCTCCAAGCTTTGAGAAGAAGGGGAACTCCTTGTACTGGTCATCTATCCCTCCGTACAACTGCTTAAATGTGATCTCCTTTGATTTATGATACTCCTCTTCTGTCAGCTCTTCCTTGCCAAAGTATATCTTGCCTAGCTGCATGTGTATCGACTGGTCTTGATCTTCAAACTCGTGTCCTATCTGCCGTGCTATGAGTCTCAAATGATACGAGTCAAAATCGAACTCAACCAAATAATCATGTCTTGGAACGAAACACCGTCTGAACTCTCTGGTCTTTGGTACTGCTACGAAGTTTATGCCGTTGAAAGAGTTGGTAGGTCTGCCTGTGGTGTTGTACATGTTGTAGTACGAGTATACCAGCCCACCTTTTACGAAGCTCCTTTTTGACTGCACTGCGTACGTGTCGTCTAGTGCCTCTTCATCTATGGCGACGCCCTGCCTCTCTACCCATCCGTATGCCTCACAGGCTCTGTCTAATATACTGTGATCATTCTCAAGGTCAAACAGGGACTGGACTTTGTTATAGAGACACTGGCACCTCTCGTAGTGCTTCGTTATCGGCAGGATCTCGTTTAGGTTTGGAAGAGCGCCCATCCTCATGTAGAAGTCTCTGTGTATCATCGTATCGCACTCTAGCTTTGATCCGTCTATACCCTGGTCCATCCTCGTGAAGTTCAGATCTACTGCGTTATCGATCTGGAGAAAGTACGAGTGGAACTTCCTATCGAGCAAGTAGACTTTCTTGTGCGAGTTTATGAAAGATTGAATCTGGGCTATTTCTAGGCTGAATCCTTCGCTATGGTTTACGGGGAATATGTAACCTTTGGCTCCATCATTATAGTAGACCAGTGAGCATCTGGATAGCCTAGGATGATACCTGTCTGAAGATGATACTACTTGAATGAAGCACGATTCGCTTGGAGAGAGCTTTGAGAGCTGCTCTGATGTTTCTATGATAAAGTACATTTGTCAAAACCTGATTAGTAGGAATGTAAGTTATCTTTTGGAACTTTTGCAGTCTATGTTTTAAGTCGTAGGTCTTGCCCATTTGCTGTATTGTCCTCCTATGAAGTCTGTCATCCCTATCATAGTCTTGTTGAGCTCTTCAGTCAGCCGTTTGTTGGTGTCGATTATTCCAGCTCGAGTATCGTATTGGGATATCCTCACGGCGTTTAGTGAACCTGTCAACTTCCACATCATCTGCCCTGTCATATACATAGATATGTCATACGGAGCAGTTCCGTTCTGTATGTTCGTGTATTCTTCTGGAGATATCTCTATCACGTACCCTCTGTCGTTCGTCTTCTTTGCAAAGTATCTTATCAGGTATCCTCTGCCGTAGTCGTCTGATATAGGAGACGGGTAGTAGGGCACAGGTCCTCCTCCCAAGTTGATGGGACTGTTTTGCTGCTGAGTTGATTTCTTTGAAGACACAGAACTCCTGTCTAGAGTTGCTGCTATCAACGCCTGTTGCAGAGATTGTGGAAGCGCTGGGTTAGAAAGCACAGAAGATGCCTTGGTGTCTAGAACGGGTTTCAACGGCTCACTTGGACCTTGTAGCGGATCTGGTCCTGTGAAAGCAGTGCCATCATACGCCACATAGTACTTTCCTACATAAGGAGCGCCATTCAGCGTGAAGTCTCCTCCAGCTGTGTTCTGGTTTGTCTGTATCCTAGAAGATGGGTAGTATCTCAGCATGGGTTAAAATTTTCCGAATTCTCCTTTATCTATCCTGTTCAAAATGTCTTTAGAGTATGCAAGCCTTATTTCTGGATCTTGTACAGACGAGTTTTGAAATTCATAGAATCCCATGGCATTGATAGCTGTCATGAGGTCAGTTGTAGTCTTTAGAATTTTACACTCTTCTACAAATGGAGTATTAGACATCTCAATGTCTATGAACGCAAGTTGCACATCAATACTGTTGTAGTCATGCTTAGTTTTTAGCTGAGCTAATCTTGATCCAAGCCATTGGGCTATCCCATATGCGCCACTGCCCCGTTTGTTCGATACAGTGGTGATCAACCCAGACTCTTGGAGAAGATTGCCTACTACCACAGCGGTGCCTACTTTTCCATAGCCTCTGCCTTTAAAGAAAGTTATAGCTTTTTGTATCTTTGCCTTATCAAAGCCAGTAGTGTCTCCATTGACCGGGCCTGGGTTAGCTGTAGCATTCAAAGTCTTTACAGCGGGCGGTGGTGCGTTGAATACACTTTGATCTTCGTAGTCTTCTTGGTTCTTAAGCAGAGTCATGAACCCGTCTACTGCAGTCGTCCACTGGTTGTTCTCGAAGCTATGCACCAGCTTGGATATGGAGAATGCTACTTTGCGGTCATTGAGATTCTTCTGGTTGTACCTGTACGGAAGCACTTGTTCTGAAAGAGTGTAGAGCTGGAACGGGTACAGGCTCGATATGCCATCCATGGTCACGCTTGACTTCAGAGGTATTATAGCAGAATGCACTGATCCTTTGCTGATGTTTCTGACGTAAGACATCCTTTCTATGTAGTAGTTTATCGCCCTGTTGATGCTGTCTTCGCTCAAAGCTTCAATTTTAGGTGTCACCTCTCCACTGTAGTATCCGTTTATCCTCTGCATGACAGAATCAAAGTTAGCAGCTATGCTGAACATGGAGTTGTTGTCAGCAGCTATAAATTTGTCTTTTCCAGTGCCAGAGTTGTCTACAGTATACGGCTTGTATCTGTCTATGAAGTTGTAGTTGTATATCCCAAAGTCAGAGTTGTCTCTGCTCATCCCCACTTGGTTTTGAGTTCCTCCAGGGTTTGCAGATATCGCAAGCATGCTAGACACCCTGCTGCTTATGTCAGTTCTTATGTCAAAAGCTCTCGCTACTGACCCTTTACCGAACACTGGTATCTCACACGATGTTCCTATAGTACTGCTTTTGGCTGTGTTAGGATCTGCTGGTATCAGTTGGTCATCGACTATGGAGTAGCAGTTTGCATTATCGTTGTAGGCGACCCTCAATGCGTTGTATCCACCCATGCACTTGTTGATGTCTTGGACTATAGTCTTCATGATCCCTTGAAAGTACGTCTCGTAGGTGTCACTCTGCCTTGACAGGTCCTTTATAATCTTTAGGAGATACTGCACATTCACCATGATCTCCATAGTTCTTCCGATGTATGGATTAGACTTTCCTTGTACGTCTGCATGTGGGTTTGGAAGCAGGCTTGATAGACCGTTCTTCTCTCCGTCTTCTGGGTTCCAAAGAGAGCTAGAGACTGCAGTGCTTTTGTTGTGTACAGGGTTTGTTGAGCTTCCTTTGTCTGCAGGCGCTTGGTACTGGAGGTAGTCTCCTTTTATCAAGCTGGAATCGAACAGCTTTTTGTAGTCTGTCTTCCTTCCTTTGTAAGCGACCAAGAATTTGTTAGGATCAAGAGATATCTGGTTCACACTGCTCTGGTAGAAGTTGGTAGACTGGTTGAAGTCTATGTATGCCATTGGAGACAGCGTTGCATTCGGATTGTCTGCGCTCGGGTTGTCTTGTGAGTTGTACAGTATAGCAGTGTGGTTGAGCATCATCATGAACAGACCAAGCGGTATGTAGACGAACTCTTTCACTGCGATCTGGTGTGAGCTGTCTTCTATCACCGTCATGCTATTTCCAAAACTGAATGTACGAGGAGTGAACAGCTTTTCAAAGTCAACTTGCGGGATCTTTGAAGACTGAAATATGTTATCATCTCCAAGGTTCTCTCCAGACATGATGTAGGAGTTGTTACCGTATCTCAAGTTTATCTCTAGCCTTTTTGCAGCGTCCAAAGATCCGTCATAGTAGCTTTTGTAGTATCCGCTGAGATCTACAGGCTTTAAAGACTGGTCAAGTATGTTTGCCAGCGCTTTGCTGTATGCTCCGTCTTGAAACAGGTTCTTGAAAAAATCTATGCTTACGTTCGGGTTTACTCTTCCAAGAGCTGCAGTGTGATTATCTGCGTATATTATCATAGACTTCAGCATCATCTCCAACGCAGACTCTGAATCCAATGAGGCTTTGAACTGGTCGAAGTCGTAAGTTTGTGATGCGTTGTTTATAGCATTGTTATATTGATCTTTCGCCTGTTGTACTTGCGCATTGTACTCTACTGTGAGCTTGTCCTTCGTCAGGTTTTTTTCATCTGGGACTAGGGGTGGCTTTGTGCTATTCACATCTATGCTTGTTATCAGAGACAGATCTGGGAGGTAATACCTACCTTCGTAATCAAGACCTGCTGCTGCTTTATCTGAACCTCCGTTCCCCACGTCAGAATCTTCACCTGGTGCCAGTCCAAGCTCTATATAGATCTTATCATTTGACTTTGTAGTAGAACTCAGCTTCACATAGACTCCATAGCGAGAATCTTTAACAGGGTCTACTTGTAAAATCTCAACTTTATATTTTGTAGCTGGATCTTCAAAAGCGCTTATTGCTTCTGAAGTTGCGCTTTTTTTAGAAGCATCTACTAGAAACGTTGTTCTGACTGAAAAATACGCTTCTTCTACAACACCAGCGCTTCCTGAGATCAGATCAGTTACAGAGCTGTTCTTTGATCCGTAGGTGATGAATTTACCTGGGTTGTCAACTTGCGTAGTAAAAAAATAATCGCTGACGCTCTTCTTTGCTGTAGGATCGTTCGGTAATTTTCCAAACTTGTCGTAAAAATCATTCTCAAGCTTTGCAAAGTTTAAAGTCACAAGCATGTCCTGACCGTGGTTTATGTACTCTTTTACGTTATCGAACCACAGTACACCGTTTGCATATCCTGTAACAGGCGCAGTAGTGGTAAAAGATGCATTGTAGAACTTGTCGTTACTTTGCATAGTAGATCCAGTCTCTACGTACTGCATGTACGATATGTCAGCTTTAGTGTCTTTGTAGTTTGATGCTGCCTGCATCAGCTTTTCTTTCGCGCCTATCGTGTCTCCAACAGCTTGGTTAATTGGATCTATGCTTATGTTACCTGTGTTGTAAAGCAGAGTAGTGAACGGATCATCTATCTTCAATTTAGAAAAGAAGGCAGAAGAGTCTTTCTTGTCAAGTTCTGCTTGAGCTTGTGCGTCTGCAGCTCCCAAAGTCTTTAACGCCACATCTTGCAGCTCTTTATATTTCCTGTTAAAGTAAACTTTAAGCTCCTGCTCATACGCTCTTGCCATCTTTGTGGGGTGGTTGAGCTTGAGGTCTCCCATCACAGCTCCCATGGCAAGCGCTTTCACTGTGCAGTCGAACCCTCCGTCTTGCGTCATCGTAAAGTTGAACTGAGTTATCAATCCAAGCATCCCTCCGTAGTTTCCATGAGACTTTTGAGCGCCAGAGTTTATCCTGATAGCTATCTCTTCTTTGGTCATCTTCTTCGTAAAAGGATCTATCATGAACTGCTCTGACGATTCTAGATTTCCGCTGTTCGTGTAATACTTTGTGTGTCCCCACTCAAGCAAGATAGAGTATCCTGGTCTGAAGTACAAAGCGTCTATTATATCAAGCTGCTGTTTGTTCCAGACCTTAAAGTTTATCGTAGCCTGTCGAAGAGATCCCATCTTTCCGGTAGTCTCTACTGTAGCTGACGTTATACCGGGCATTGGCTTATACCCATACGTGTGAACCTCTGACGATCCTAGCATGCCGTAAGCTCCATTTGGGTCTATGCCTGACCTGAGCCCTCCGCCTGGCTGAGCATATGCAGAAACTCCACCAAAGAGTATGTAGTTCTTTGCAAGGTCACTCATGCTCTTTATCATCACGTTCTCTGGTGTTATCTGCTGGAAGTCTCTTATTATCTGAGACGGTTGCGCGTATAACACTCCTTTAGAAGAGTCCAAAGGAAAAAGGTCTATAGACGAAACTGCTCTGAACCAAGATCCACGGTTTGCGAGGTAGAGCAAGTCGCTGTCGCTTCTTGACTCGTTCTGCAATATCTCACTTCTCTTTTGTATCTGAGCCGCTGTCCATCGATACATGGGGTAACCGGCAATGTTACATATCTTGTCGAATTCGTTGTTCGTGAGCATAACTATCTTATGGTATTTATCTGGTTGTAATCATTTATGATCGACTGTATGTTAGCAGGTATCCTCAGCTGCATCCCTATAGGGGGGAATAGGCTGTCTCCTGTCAAAGAGTTTGCAGATGCTATTATCCACCAGAGGTCTACATCTCCATAGAACTTCTGCGCCATGATGTCCATCCTGTCTCCTCTTGTAGATATCAAATAGCTATCAGAGTCTGAGAGTGGTATGTCAGGATACACAGCATTCACATAGAATGGTATCCCTCTTGGAGAATTCTTTGTAGTAGGTATGTTCTGGTATCTGTTCATCTTTGTTTATTTTCCTGGAACTGTTCCTGGTGCGCTCTTTGTAAAGTCTAAAGAAGTCCCTGTAATGTCTAATCCATTTCCAGGCTGATAAGGATTTGGCCACGTCGACGGATATCCGTTTGCTATGATCCTGTTTCTTCCTGGAGTAATATTAGCAACTTGCAGAGGTTGCAAAGCAGGCGACGTTGATATTGGTGTTGCAAAAGTATTTAGCGGAGCTAGACTCAATGGGTCTACTTTTAGAGTTTTTACTGGATCTATAAATCCGCTTCTGCCTACTAAAACAGGAACGCTGCCTGATGCGGCATTGTCTTGCTTTTCCGTCTGTCTCTTTGGCAGTATAGAGTGTATCGGCTTAAATGATACTGATACCTCTACTACATGTGGAAGCTGCAATACATCTGTTCCAGGATCTCCTTCAAGATTTATCTCCCATGGAGTTGCGTTGTCTGCTGTCACATTCACGCTTTCCAAGAATCCAGGTACACGGTACAAATAGTCTCCTATGGTCACCTTCACTAATGGAGCTCTCATGATGCCTCCATCAGAATAATCTGGGTACACTTGTGATATCAGGTTGTTTAGCTTGTTGTACAACGGCCTCAATTCGCTTCTTGAAAAAGCTGCGATCTTGAAGCTGAATCCTATCGTCCTTGAAAACCCCTGATATGTAAAGAAGTCCTCTCCACGTCCCATGTACTTGAAGGCGGTCAGGTTTGCTGCATTGCTGTCTGTGAATCCGTTTGTTAAAAAGGCTCTGAAGAAAAGCGCAGTAGACACGTTTTGATCGTTGCTCATGCACTCAAATCCGAACTTTATGATGTCTGTGGCTTTTACTCCTCCTAACTTAGCAAGCATGTCATTATTTTCGTAAGGGTCTCCTCCTAAATTATTAAAAACCACAGGATACATGGCATTCAAAGCGTCAGTGGCGCCTGGTATTTTGACAGTGTAGTTCAGCGGTTTGTTCTGCTGACCAAAGTTGCCTGTGCCTATCCTGTATTCTAGGCTGTTATTTGCATAGTCCCAAGCAGGTTGAACTGCTTGTGTGTTTGCTCTGAAGTCCTGTATGTTCGTAGCATTTATAGGAGCTCCCTTTATAGAAGTCTGCTTTGCGATCTCGTTGTAGTTCATCACCATAGGAGAGTAGACGTACGTGGTGTCTGTGTACCTTCCTACTATGGTGTCTCCACGGTCTCCAAGAGAGTTAGGCCCTCCTGAGTAGTTGAATATCAAATTCGGGTCTAAAGACACTCCAAGGCTCTTTGCAAAAGAAACGTCTATGGATCCGTTTATAAACCCGTTGACCCCGTTAGAGAACATGTTGCCAAGCACTCCACCTCTCATCTTCAACCTGTTCAGAAGAAGAAGCCTGTTTGTTGACGCGCTGTTGTACACGTTTTGCAGCCCCACTGTCTCTGCGTAGAACATGTCTGTGGTCGAGTATGCTGCGTCTCCCAGTCTGGATAGATGAGCTCCTGTGCCTTGCATTCCTGCTTGCCTCACTGTGTTATTCTTTGAGTACGCTCTCGTGTTTTCCAAGATTACTCCAGACAAGTTGCTTTTTCCTGTCTCCATCCTTGGATTCGTAAGCCCCAGCAGCTTTTGCTTTTGGACAAAGTTTACTCCTGCTGTAGTGTTCATGAAAGACAGTATCCTAGACTCATCTACTCTTCTGCGGTAGTCTCCTTCTAGTCCAGGGTTGTTTGGCGATGGGAAGAAGTCTCCCGTGTCAGAATTTGTGCTTCCGGATGCGTCAGACGTTATGAACGGTGGTTTGCCAAAAGAAAGATCTAGCATGCTGGTCTTTAGATACCCGAGCCCGCTTCCTTGCTTTCCATCGACTATCTTTACAGACTCTATCTGATCTAAGCCTTTGTTCTTAAGGTTGTTGTTATAGAACTGGTACTGGTTGGACGATGGTATCAGGTTGAATTTTGCTTGCGCTGATTCTGGCGTGTTGTTCGCAGAATAGTCAGTGTGCGGAACTCCGCCGTCTGTAGCAGGGTCCCACTTTAAAGTAGCGTATTGTGTTGTTAGGTTTACTAGTGCCATTCTATCCTGTTGTTAGTGTTCTTGAGTACCTGCTAGTGTTGATGTTGTCTGCTGACTGTTGGTCACTCAGCCCTCTTATCGTGCTTCTTGTTGTAGCTCCGTCTTCTTGCTTCTGTATTATGGTCAACTCATTCTGTACTACTACAGGTCCTCCTGCTGAAGCTGCAGCTGATGGAGATGTTGTCATAGCTGTTGATCCTGCTGCGTTAGCTGCGCTCATCGATGATATTCCAGATGTTGGAGTAGACAGTCCTCCAAGAGAAACTCCTTTGAGCTGAGCTCCTGCTCCTTCTACCATATTTATCATCCCCTCGTCTATGTTTATCCCTGGGAAGTAGTTCAAAAACCTCATGATGCCTCCAAGTATAGCTCCTGTCACGTCAAGCACCTTAACAAAGAAGTCTTGTATTCCTCCTACTATCTTTTTGAGGCTGTCTGGCTGTGATAAGAAGTTTATCGCTTTATCTATGAAAGCTCCAACTCCTGAGCTGGATACCAAGTCTGCAAAGCTCTGCTTTATCTTGTCTATGAACGCGGCTATCTTTTCGTTGGCTGCTCCAGAGATCACTGCGTTCGCCGCCTCATCTCCCATAGCTGCTGCCATGGCTTCTTGAGTCTTATACTTCTTTATTGCAAGGTTGTACTGCTCTCTGTAGTCGTCTGTCTGCTTTGCTCCTATGATCCCCATGTACTCCTGCTTCTTCAGCATGTCTGCCATTTGGTCTCTTGTCATGCCGAACGCTTTGGATATAGACTCTGCCTGTATCCTGTTGAGCTTCATGAAGTCTGTAGAAGATCCGACCTGCTTGTTTATCTCTTGGGCTGCACCAGCAAGATCATTGTTCAAAAAGAGGTTTCTTGCAGTCTCAAGGTTTAGATCTCTGCCTGTAAGAAGCTGCGCCTCAAACTGGCTAGAGATGCTAGATTCAAAATCCAAGAAAGAGTCTGCGATGCTATCCATCTCTTTGAGGCTGGTGCCTAGAGACTTTGCTGTTACAAGCGCTTTTGTGAGCTTCTCTGGGTACTTTGCAAACGAAAGCCCGAGATAGCCTCCGTACGTAGAAGCTTCTTTGAGCACTCCTTTCTGGTCAAGCTGTATTCCCTTTGCCAAGCGAAGCGCTGCGACTTGGGTGAATACGCCTTTGATTATCTCTTTCTGATTCCTGTTCTGTAGCACTGACGCCTCTACAAGCCCTGTCCTCTCTGTGAGTTCAAGCCCTGCGACGTTCTTCAGCATTATGTCTGTTTCGAGTCTGTCATTTGAAAGACCGTTCATCACCCCAAGCTGCTTTCCGAGCTCTATCTGAGTCTCAAACATCTTTCTGCTTGTGACAAAGACGTTGTTGCTGTTGGTTGCAAAATCAGAGTAGTACTTGTTGAGCTTTAATGCTTCATCTGCGCTCAGACCCATCTCTCTGCCCATCTTCTGGACTTGGCTTACTGAGTTGACTACTATGTCAAGGAACATGGAGAAAGTGTCAACAAGGCCACCCAGAACTCCACCGATGAGTGGTATAGTCTTCAGAACGTTAGAGAAACCAGACGTTAGGTCTGATATGGGGCTTCCTCCTTCTGGAGTCAGTGCTTTCATTCCATTCTTAAGCTCAGATGCTATCGCTGACCCTGTCTTCTTTACAGCAGAGAACAGCTTAGCAAGTCCGACTGCCCAAACTGCGGGGTCTCCAAAGCTCTTTAAGAACTCGCTTCCTATAGATCTAAGACCAACTAATGCTACTTTCCATTTACCAGGATTCGTGACTTCGTTTTGGTTCTTTACGAGATCACGAGACTTTTGGACCATCTTACCATAAGCTTCATCTCCGACTCCAAGCTTCTTAGCAAGTATTCCTACAAGATTTCCTGAGACACCCATCTGCTTTACGACCATGTTCTCAGTCTTCAAAAGACCTTGCAACACAGCAGCCTGCTCGTTCATATTGTCTGTAACCTTCTTAGACGCAATGTACTCTGCTTCTTGTGCAGTAACACTTCTCCTGTGAAAATCAAGCTCTGCTGTGAGGTCCGCTAATTTTTTTAATCTTGTGGCAGTGGCATTTTTAGCAATTTGGCTTTCTTTTTTCTCTATCTTTTGCAGTAGATCATCTTCTTTCTTCAGTTTCTCATCAGCAGACTTCTGTATAGCTTCATTTATTGTAGCAAGCCTATTTTGTGCAACAGCTCTTCTTCCCAACGCCCTCTCTATATCAGCTTCAAGCTTCTTGGAGTTTATCTGAGTATCTGATATCGCTTCATACTTTGCATTGATGTCTTCAATGAAATTGGCTACCTTCTTGAGTTCATCAATAGTCCTTTTGGTGTTAGTAGTAAGATCTCCTGAGAACTGTACTATGTCTTTGTAGAGGTCGTATGCTTCTCTGAGTTTTTTGGGATCTAAGCCTTGTGCATCTGCCATATGAAATAAATATCAAGCAAAGTTAGTTTTTGCTCTTTGCTTTAGAAACAAAAGTAGGTCCTTTTTCCATCGCTTTTTTTACAGCATCTGGCATCTGGAACTTGCTCATGTTCGTGTTCTCAGTGACTACCTGCTTGGATTCATTACGCTTCTCTTCTACTTTGTTCAAGAACTCCTCTATCTTCTTTAAGCTGAACTTACGATGCGGCACAGGCATGTTCCAGACTTCTGAATACGTGAATCCTCCTCCACCGTGGTAGGTCAGTTCGAACACCTCAGTCATGAAGACGACTCTATATTCCGCTCCCGGGAAAAAAGAAATCTCCAGTTATCGGGAGATCTAGGGTTGCCTCCTCCCCATCGCTGAAAGTGACCTTCACCTTTGTGTCTATGTCTGGCGTTATCTGGGCCATGTACTGTCTTAGGGCGTTTGCATCTTTTGCCATCAATGCTTGGTCTACAAAGTCTCTTATGGTCTTTGTTGAGTAGTCTCCATTGACAGACGTTATCTGATACTTCAGTCTAAGGCTAGCGCCTGAATCTTGCCCAAGAGCCTTCTTAAGGCCTTTAGATTCTTCGTCTACTTTCTTTTCGTCTGCAAGAGTCATCAGCTTGAAAGTCACTTTGTTCTTGGAGAATGGAAGCTCAAAGTCGAACTCGTTCTTTCCTTTGAATATGCTTTCGTCTATCTTCTTGTACTCCATAGACTGGAGGTCTACTGTAACGACCTCTTCTTCTCCTGTCCTTGGGTGAGGATACTTGAACTGGTAGTCTTTGCCATAACCCAAGATCCTTGCAGCTATGAGAAGTCCGTTACGGTCTCCCAGTATGAGATCTTCGTACACAACGTCTGAGGCTATGAGAGCTCTCAAGGTCTTCTCTATAGCGGTGCCTGCTCTGAGATTGTTGATGTTTGTTAGGATGTCTTCATCCTTTGCTGTCATGTAACGCATCTCTATCTTTCCTTTAGAGAGTGGGCTTTCTGGTGAGTATACCAGCCCTTTGCTAGGTAGGTCTACCATTTCTGTTGGAACCGTAAATTTCTGTTCTGCCATGTGTAACTGTGTTTATTATATATATTGAGGTTCTAAGTTTTCCCCTCTATAGAATATAATGAAATTTATCTAAAAAGAAAAAAGCTCCTTTTGAGTGGAGCTTCTTTTTTTATCTATTGTTGGTATTGCCTAATAGTTTAGAATAAAAATATTCTAATAATTAAGAATCAGTAGTTGAGTATACAAAAATCACAACCGAGTGTCAATGTCAACTCTGTAGGATCAGATGTAGACCAGTCGTAGTTGCCAGCTGAGAAAGTCTTGATAAATGCGCCCTTTACGATCCATTCACTTACAATATCTCCCACTGGTCCTACTATATCCAAAGTAACATCTTTCTTATAAAAGTCAGAGTATCCATCTCTACCGGTCACTGATTCGTGGTGAAGACGAACCCACTCCATGCAAGCCTGCTGTCCTGAAGGAGATATCGGGTTGTAGAGAGATAGCTCGATGTCTTTCCACTCAGCCTTACCTTTTATCTTAAAGTAGGTGTTGATGTGGTCCAGCTTGATCTCACCCATTTCAACACTAGGAGCTGACGCCTTTTTAATCATGTATGAGGGAATACCGTCGATGTACATGATGAACCTGTTGCTTACCGTAGGTTCAAACGCCGTATAAAATATCTCGCTCGGGTCCAAAAGTCCTGCCATTTTATTATAGTTTTATTCTTGTTGTTCGTTTATAAATATCGTTACTTTGCTTTTTTCTTTGCAGCCTGTCCTTTCCACATTGCTGCCGCTGCTACCTTCTGGCCTCTTTCTTTTGAACCGTACTCTTTGGCTGCTTTCGCTGCGACTTTCTCAAATCCTTTGCCTTTCTTACCTATGTCCTTGCCAGCTTTCGCCTTTTTGACTACAGCTGATTTCTC